TTTCTTACCACTCTTCTTATCTTCTTCGAAGATGTACTCAACTGTTTCATTTATCTCTGTAATAAGTTTCATTAATTTTTCCTAAGCGTTAGCTGCACCATGATTAGATGTCTTCTGTAATTCTATTATTGCAGTACTGTTTGCATCTGAGAATATAACATTAATTGATTTGTCATTGTTTGCACTAAGTGCAATACCAGATTCTTTCAAATTCCATTCTAAGGATGCTTCTGAATCAGTTACAAACACAATAGTACTATTGCGTCTAATATGCATTGTACCAGCTCCCGTATACCATATACGAGTAATGTCTGCAGCAGTAACTGTTTCACCACCTGTTGCTAAATTAGCAAGGGTCTTATCCACAGTTGCGGTTCCGCCAGGTTTATAAAGTATTACTATTTTACCACCACCTACTGATAGATGATTTGATAATATTACAGCCGCCATTTCTTATACTCCTACTAAGTTAGTAGCAAATTCAATCATTTTCTTTAGACCTTCTGGTGTCTCAAGTCTCTGTTCAAATTCTTTTTTGTTTGAGTCACTTAATGTCTCATGAATTTGTTTAAGAGATTTAATTTCTTCTACAGAAGCCTCAAGGTCCCATACCATATCTATCTGCACTGCTTCTGTTTGAGCTAGCTTCTTGATAAAGTCTGCTGAGTTTGCTTTCATACCTTTAACTATGTCTTCTTTTTTCTTACTTTCATAGACTTTTTTGTCATCACCATCTTCTGGATCAGCAATACGTTTTTTCTTTTTTTGTTTCTTACCACTGAATACTTCATCATTGGATCCACCTTTAGGTGTATGAGGGTAATCAGTTTTTTGAATCACATGTTTATCTACAAAATCTTTATCAGCTTGTGCCTTTGGATTTGTGTAATCTGATTCGGACATAATTTGTTTAAGAGTCTTCATTTAATTTATCTCCAATTAATTTACTCAGTGTCTAATGCTTCTTCTTCTTCAGGTGTTAGATCCATACTATCATCTGTGCTGGTACTATTGCCACCTTCTTCAGCACCTGTGCCATGTTCTCCTGTTGGATCACTACCACCAAGCTTAGCTGCAACCTTTGCTCTGATTTCATCAACACCTTTGTTGACTCTATCTCTCATTATATCTCCAAATGCGTCGCCAAATTTAGCAGGTTTACCCACACCGGCGAACTTTATCATACTATTAGTGTCATGTTCAGCCACTTTATTTCTCCGTTATTTATATTTATAAGTTATTCTTCCTCGGGTTGATCAGATGGTTCTTCTTCACCTTGAGGCTCATCAGGTATAGCTTCTTTTCCAGACGGTTCAAGGTCTTGATGTATGTCTCCTTGCTCTTGTTCCATAGCTATTTCTGCATCCATCTTTTCTATATCTTCATCTGTCATACGAAGTACGTTTTTCTTAGCCCATCTTTGTGAGAAGTATCTTCCCATATAAGGATCTACATTGTTAAGCATGTTAACACGCTCTTGCATTATTTCATTTTCTTTTAGTTCAGTGAAATGATTATCTTCCATGAAGTCATATCTAACATGGTCTCTTATTTCGCCCCACTCTTCTAAAGTCATAATACCTTTAAGTACTAATTGCTTCTCCATTATTTTATCAAACAATAATGAGAAACGCATACGAGATCTACCAATGAACTTTTGGAACTTTAATTCATCTCTACTAATCTCAGCACTTCTACCAAGAGAGAAACCTGTGTCAGCTTCTAATCTTGATACAGGAACATTTAATGCTCTGTATAATTTCTTTTGGAAGTATTGTACATCATCCATCTCGCCAAGATTTTGTCCACCCTGTAAAGTTGTTATCTCTGTACCTCTACCGCCTTCTCTTCTAGGTAACCAATAATCCTCGAGCATAGTCATAAACTTACGATCGTCTCTTACCTCACCAGTCGAAGCATTGTATACTAATCTGTTCTTATGCTTAGCCATCATATCTCTTAGATACTGTTCAGCTTTCATCTTAGGTAGATTACCCACATCAATATAGAACACTCTTCTTTCAGGTGCTCTTGCTATTCTGTAGATCACTGTAGCATCTTCTAGGATACGTAATTGGTTTAATGGTTTGATTGCTTTGTGTAGATGTGACAATACAATTCTATTATCTTCTGACATCATACCAGATGTTATATTAACAATAGCATCCTTAGCTATCTTAACACCTTGCTCACCAGCAGCTGCAGTTGGAGATCCACCAGGGTATCCTGTGAATCCTTTTTCATTAAAAACAAAGTACTCGTTTTTAGTATGCTGTATAGTTACAGCACCTGGACCAGCTACCGCAGAAGCATTGCCAATTCTTTTCTTATTGACTGTTCTAATCTTTTTAATTTTTCTTGGATCAATATATCGTAGCTCTTGTATGCCTGCTTCCATGTCTTTAGGATCGACAACTGCATGATAGTATAACCTACCATCAATATACCAATGTCTGTAAACTTCATAACCTTTGTTACCAAAGTCTAAAAGTTTTAATGTCTCGTCAAACTGATCACGAAGTACATCTTTTATCTTAGGAGATGTATTCACACTATCTAAATTAAGTGCAACGATCTTATGCTCTTCACCATAAACAATAGTCTCATTGACTATATCATCTATAGCAAGTTCACACTCAGGCTGTAAAGCCATACGTCTGTATCTTGTAATAAGTTCTGATTCTGTTCTAGTTGAGCCTTCAAGGTCAACGTAGGTTCCATAAGCACCGCCTTCAGCAACTGCTATGGAACCTTCGTCATCAATAACTGGTGCGAAGGAACCTAGGTCCTCTTCTTTCTTTACACCTTTTCTTTTAAACTCAAATCCAAATAATTCTGCCATTTTATATTCACCTATCTAATTATATATTTTGTATTAGTTACCACCAGCATTACCTGTAAGGCCACTTACCTCCCAATGATCATATTGAAACGTAACAGTAAACTCTTCTAAAGTATCTGTTGTATTCCAGTCTAAGTCAATAGGGCTTACTTCAGTTGGAAATAAACCGTTAAATGTATAGCTTCTCAATGGAAGACCTGTTTTACCAAAATGGGTCACAGTTGCATTTGCTTTGTAGAGAGTAGGACTAGCACTACCAAAACTTCTCAAGTTTCCTAGATGAGAATTGATATTGTTTGACCACTCTTCCATTGCATTTCTAATGATCATATCTTCATCATTAATTAATGTAACTGTCCATTCAGCAAAAGTTCTGTCACCAGCAATCTTTATTTTACGACCGAAGTATGGAACTTCAATCATTCCAAGTGTTGAGGCTGGCATTTGCGCAGCCCTACACATAAATGGAAATTTTAAATCCGCAGCAGCATTTACAGGGTTAGTCAATGTCACTTGAAAGAGTGACGGACGTGCGCCTCCTAAAGCTAGTTGGGATTTGATTTCGTTAATATTAAAAGCCATTATGCTTTCTCCTTTTACCTAACTATTTATATTAGAATTTGCCAACTACTTCAGAGAATTCTACTCCTGTACGAACCGCTACAAAGTTTAACTGTATGAAATTAATTGCTCTGGCAGGCTTAATATAGATGTCTCCTATAAACCTGTTGCCGTCAATTACTTCTCCAGTGTTATTTGTTTCGTCACATACAACTCTAAAGTCGAATATACCTCTTCTGCCTTGTACATCTCGTAAGAATGGTTCTACCATATTACGGAACTGTGCTCTAGTGAACTCATCATTAAATTCAAACAGAGTATACTTGGCTGCTGTTGCTATTGCTTTTTCTAGAACAATGAATAATCTTCTTACATTGATTCTATCAAAGGCACTTGGTTTTGCCAATAATGTTTTGTCTCCAAACAATATTGTTCCTTGACCTGGCTGAGTTATTACAGGATTAACTTTAGCTTTGTAAAGTATATCTCTGTCTGCTCTATCCGGATTGTATGGAAGTTTGATTACATTCTTCATCACACCTCTATTATATCCTGCAGGACTGAACCATGGATCTCTTAAATCATCTGTTCGAACACATAGACCAGCAGTGTCTCCATTTAATGGAATGTATCTGTAAACATCATTATACTTGTCGTATTGATATTTCCATCCACTATCCATAACCGCATATGAACTTGGTGACATTGAATCTGCAAATGTTTTAACATCATTGGATTCTCCACCTTGATTGTTTACTACATCAGCCTTTTCAGGTGATAAGAAAGTTACACAATCTTTTCTTGCGTCACTAATATTATCTATAAGATAATTTGGCCATTGCTCTCCATTTGTACCACCTCTGGACAAGCCAGTAAGTACTAATGATATATCAATATCCTCTGGACTCTTGAATAGGTCAACAGCTTTTGCTAATTGTCCTATTGCAATTGAAGTTTCATTAGGATTGGATCCATCTGAACCAACTTGGAATGAAGATGTAAATGGTATTACAGCTTTAACATGATTGTTTAATAATGCAGCTGTATTAGAATATGTTTGTGCAGCAGTGTTAACATTAGAGGTTGCTCTAATATCAGTACCACCTACCCATACCCATTTAGATTGGTTATCAATAACATCTTTATAGAATATTGATTCGCCACTTTCATTCTTAGCATCAGAAGCTCTTGAAAGACCTTCAAACACTTCTAAGATACTACCTTTAACTCCTGTGATGTCTCCATCTTCATCTGATATAACTATATGTAATTCATCATTAGCTGTATTGTTTGCTACATTGTTTGAATATTCAGATTGACCTGGTGCTTTATCTACGTTATCTTTATTTTCCCAGAAACGTGTAACGCCTCCTGAGTTAATACTATCACCTACAGTACTGTTAGCACTAAGGTCACTTGCTAGT